GGCTAAGTACGCGACATCAATGAGAGTTTTCCCCGGCAACCTGGGGGACCGGGTGCGACCATGTTGTCGCAGGGCTTGGAACGCTAGAACGCTGACAGGCCCATAAGCAGCCTCTATAGGGGGATGGTCTGTAGCTGTAGGTCGTGCTCGGGTGTGGCTGGTTCGATTTGCCGCCTAGCGCGTGCGCGCGTTCGTAGAGGGCGGGTCCGCGAGACGGGTTCCGCCGGGGCTCCCGGGGCGTCGTCTGGACGAGCCGATCTTTGAGCCGCTCGAAAGCCGGTCAGAGGTCCAGGGGCCGCTCGTCGGTCGGGTAGAGATGGGCCGCGAACAGGCTGAATCCGGCCGATCGAGTTAGTGGGTAGCGATCACAGAAAGGGCGACCATGAGGTCGCAAAGTATGGGGTGCGAGAGAGCATGAAATCAAGGACTTACGAGAGACGAGAGAGGCGCGGTTGGAGCCGATCCTACGCTGCCGCCTGGAGGAGCTTTCTGATGAGGGGCAAGGCCCGAGTCACGGACACCGGGGTCGTCTTCACGGGCGGGTAGAGGTCGGCCTGGTCCACCTCCGGGAAGGCCCACTTCCGGCGGGCGATGTCCTCCGGGGTCTCGACCTGAGCCAGGACGTGCCCGGGAACGCGCTCTAGTGGCCCTGTGGGGCTCTCTGAGGGCTCCGGGGCATCGTACAGAGGGTCCAGCCTCTCCGGGGCCTCCAGGCGCCCTCTGAGCGCGTCCTCGACTCGACAGAGGACTTGGGCCTTGGGCTGGTACCAGGCCCCCCTGAGACGCCAGGGGGCCAGCGTGTCGTGCCACCACGCCTCTGGGTAGAGAGCAGCGTCTACCGAGCCGAGTAGCTCTAGCTCGGACGGGTTGCCGGCCTGGACGATCGCCAGCATCCGAGTGGGTGCCTCAGTGCCCATCACGAGGACGGGTCCGGGCTGCCCCTTCGGCCGTATGAAGCAGACGCGCTCCATGTCACTGGTATAGCACGGGAAGGTGGGAGTTTGCCAGGTGCGACCAGTGGTCGCATGGTCGCTCAGATGGTCGCTACTTCTTCAACCCGACCTTCCGCTTGCCTGACGCCGACAGAAACCAGACCGTTCGCTTGTGGCCGGTCTTGGGAACGGTTGACCGGACGAGGCGCTGCTCCTTCGCCTGAGCGAGCACCTTCCGAAGGGCCATCACGGGCATCCCGACTCTCTTCGCGATGAGCCGGTCAGTGGCCTCGCCAGCCGTGGCCAGCACCTCGGCGTGGACAGCCTTCAGGATGTCGTCCAGAGAAGCCGCCGCCTCGCAAAGCGTCTGCCTCTCTGCTTCCGTGAATAGAGTTTTCCTCATCAGTGGTGCCTCTTGATCGCATGAGGATGGATGGGCTCCTTCACGAGCCCGCCGTGCTCGGTCTCCATGGCTCCCTCGACGTCGTTGGGATGGTGGCCCAACACCTTCAACTCGGCCGGCACCTTGACCCACGCCTTGGGCACCTTCATCGCGAGGATGACGTGACCGAACCCTGAGACGACGTGCGGCGTGCTGCCCACGTAGATGCCTCGCTCGACTCCGGCGCCGGGCTGGAATTCGGCGTGCTCCCCGGCCGCGAAACGACGGGCCGCGAGAGTCCAGGGCTTCATCTGCGGGATGACCCCGTTCTTGAGCATGAAGGCCGCCGTCTGCGGTGAGGTCGCATGGTAGACCGTCGTGTTGCCCGGGTGCGGCTTCGGCTTCCAGCGGCGAAGCTCGGCCGCCATGTCAGACGCCTTGGCCTTGACCCTGCCCGGCAGGAACATCTCACGGTCGCCGTAGCTCTCGAAATCCGAGATGGCATCGTCCAGGTCGCCCGACTGCTCCACGTGGTCCCGCAGGATGTCGATCACCGCCTCGGGCAGCCGGGCCTCATAGAGGGCTCTCCTCCGAGCCTCTGAGAAGAGAGTTTTCCAGGTCATTGGATGTACTCTCGGTAGACCTTCTCGACCACCGGCTTGAAGCCCTTCTCCAACTCGACCAGCACCTTCTCCCACTTCGCCCGGCCGCCCTTGGCCTGCTCGGGATAGGACGCCTCGAACAGTGACGAGGCCGCCTCTCGGGCTCCTGCCTTCATCGCGTAGAACGTGGGGCTCTTGACCTCGGACAGAAGCGCCTGCCTCTCCTCTTCTGTGAACAGAGTTTTCCGCATGGCTCGCCCTCTTCTACCTGCCTTCCACGCGACAACCGGACACGGTGAGGCACCTCATCGGCACCGCGCGAACGGTCAGAGCCTACTTCTCAGTGGGCTCCTGGATCGGGTTCCGCTCCTCGCCGGGCCATCGCCAATAGCACCCGTGCGCCGGCTGGTCCGTCTTGTGAACCACCGATGTCTCCCGTTCGATCTGCCGACCGTAGGGATCGTCACACTCCGGGTCGCTGTTGGCCATGACGACGTTCACCCCGGGCATCGAACCATAGGGGCTGGACCCCTCTTGCTCGACGTCCCCGAACACGCAGATGACGATCGCGTTGCGATCCCCGCCCCGCGCGTCCGTGTAGAGAACGTGGTCTCCGACGTGTGGCTGCTTCCGTTCCATCTCGCACTCCTTCCAGCGGCCCTGTTGCCGCGTGGAAGGCAGGAGCTTTCCGATCACCCTACCAGGTGGCGAGCGAGCAGTCGAGACTGACCGATGACGTGGGGGCCTACATCCGCGCTTTCGAGAATCCAGGTGAAGTACGCCATCTGCGTGTGGTAGACGCGCCATCGCTCGCCGTTGGGCCAGTCCTCGTGAGCGATGGCCGCTTCGATGGCCGTCAGTCCTGCCTTCTCGTACAGGCTGACCTCGAACCAGATGCGGAAGTGCTCAGACCCGTGACCACAGCACGACTCAACAGTGGTGATGCCGGGCAGACGGTTCAACGCGAAGATGAGGGGTCGGGCCTCGGCGTCAATCTCCCGAAGACACTGACGACAGAAGCACTCTACCAGAGGACCATCGGCAGGTCGGCCGCAGTTGGGGCAGTCGGTCATTGCCTGTCACCGCCGCACCGGGGGCACAGCTTCGGACCGCCCAACTTCATCGCTCCCGATCCCCCATGCACCGTTGGGCCGACAGGACGGTCCGGGTAGATCGGCTTGGTCGTCAGCCCGGTCAAGGTGCAGTCGTACTTGCACTTGAACCGCTTCCCGCACTCCGGGCAGTCGTGACAGTGCTGGCCCCACCTGGACATGCTACGACTCGAACACGAGAGCCAGGATGTCCTTGGCCGCCTGGTTCCGGGTCTCGTAGTCCGTGATGCCGTAGCGGTCGTGAAGCAGCATGGCGACGTTGGCCTGGTACCCGATCATGAGGCCCTCGTCCTCCCTCAGATGCTTCGCCATCGTCCGCCGCGCTTCCGCGAATTCATTGGAGTTTTCCATCGTCCTCACCCGATCATCATTCTGCGACCACTGGTCGCTACGTGGCCCGGTGGCCGGTCCTCTTCATCGCCTCGTCCAACGACTTCGCCATGGCCGAGAAGTAGCTTCGATCCTTCTTCCCCTCGTACCACGGCCCCATGGGCTCGCACCGCACCATCACGGTCCACCACCCCCGATTGACCGTCGCCTTCACGTCGATGATCGGCAGGTGGTAGATCGTGTCTTCCATGCCACTCAGGCTGGGATGGAGCTTGTCCATCACGAGCCCGTGGACGACGAGTCGTTCTTGATCGCGTCGGCGTCGTCATGGTCTCCGGTGAGAGCGCTCGTGTAGGCTGCCTTCTCCTGGACCGAGAACGATGCCTGGACGCCTCGCAGTGCCTTGCTCCGGTTGCCGAGCACCGCCGCGCTCGCCGCGAAGTAGGCGTGCTGTTGACCGTCCGGGTTGTCCGACACCTGGCCGATGAACATCTGCGGATGGTCGGCGTTGACGAACCGCTCCCCGCCATGGAAGGCGTCGAGGCCCTTGCCCAAGAACACGAACGTCCACTTGTAGACGTCGGCCTGGTGTTCGATCATCGCCTTCACCTTGTCGAGGTCGTACTCCTCAGAGGAGTTTTCCTCCCCGTCCGTGAGGATGACGACGGTGATGCTGCCGGGGCGCTTGCTCTCCGGCGTCTTGGCGAGACGATCGCCCACGGCGTCGATGGTCCGGCCCACCGCGTCGAGCAGAGCCGTCATGCCGGCCGGCTGGTAGGTGCGGTGGTCCAGTGGCTTCATCGCTTCGATCGGGATGCCGTTGTGGACGATCTCGTACTCCGTGTTGAATTGGCAGTAGGTGAGCAAGCACTTCCCCAGGTCGGCCTCTTGCTGCTCCTTCAGGAAGCCGTTGAAGCCCTTGATCGCCTCGTCCCGCACGCTGCTCATGGAGGAGCTACGGTCCGTGATGACGATGATCTCTGACAGGTTGTTGTCCATGGTTCCCTTCCTTCCTCCCCTGCGTGGGGGAGGATCATTATACATCAGACTTGAGGTAAGGTCAGGAGCTTTCCGGGAACGGCCCGAATGAGACCGGCCCGACCTTGACGTACCGGCCTTTTCCCTCGACTCCCCAACGCTCGACAGGCTTCCCCCACCCGTAGCGCAGCCACGTGCGGATGCCTCGTAGGCCCCACCCCCAATGGTTCGTGACGAGGCGCACGAATCGCATCAGTCGTCCCTGTGCAGGATGCCGATGACGTCGGGCTCCCGGATGATCAGGTAGGACGTCTTGTCGATCTCGACCTCCGTGCCCGAGAATTTCGAGAACAGCACGGTGTCCCCGACCTTGACGCTGACTTCCAGGCGATCACCGTTGTCGAGGACACGGCCCGGCCCCACGGCGACGACAGCGCCCTCCAGCGGCTTCTCCTGCGCGCCCGTGGGCACGACGATGCTGCCGATCCTCTCCTCGGCCTCGGCTTGCTTGATCACGATCCTGTCTTGCAATGGCTGAATCATCAGTCCTCCTCGGGAGCTTTCCCAGGCTCCACGTCGCCCACGCCGACGATTCCGATCGACGTGATGTGAAAGTCGCGGATGTGGTTGGTCTTCTCGTCCAGGTCTCCGATGCCCGAGCCGGCGAGCGCGGCGTCCAGCTTCCGAGCCGCCATGCCGTGAGCGGCCCAATGCGATGGCAGGGTCTTGATCCTCATGCGAACCTCGTTCCCTACCATCTCGCCGTCCGTCACCTCCCCGATCATGTCTCCGAGCTTCGGCTGCGCCTTGCACCCGAACGTCACAGGGCGGAAGTCCTTGGCCATGAATTCGGCCAGCGCCTTCTCCAGAACCCCCTTCGGGTAGATCATGCCGTTGACGTTGGGCTGGCCCGCGACGTAGGCCACGCCCTCGACCTCGTAGGTTCCATCCGGCAGTCGTGTGACCTTGGCCCGTCTGTCCGTCATGGGAGCTTTCCTTTCGCGACCTCAGTGTTGATCACGTAGTCGATCAGCTTCAGTCGGTCCTCTTTACTCATCGCCGCGAAGGAGTCGAACGAGATGCCCGTCCTGTCGAGCACCACCCACCATAGCTGCCACTTCTCCCGCTCCGGTAGCGGGCAGCCTTCGGGCTCGTGCGGTTGGACGCCCATCAGAGCATGCCTGCCTTTCTCAGAAGGTGCTGACACCGCTTGCAGGTGACTTCCTTCGGGTCCGAGCCGTTCATGAGCCCGTAGTCCTGGATACGGTAGGCCCGCATCCCGGAACAGCACGCCGGCCAGCCTTTCAGCATCTTCTGTTTGGGAAGGTCGAGACCACCTGACCAGTGGATCGCGTTCATGTCGGCTTCTCCTCTTCGATCGTCCCGGTGCCCTTGCAGGTGGCGCAGCGGCCCCACGCCCCGACCTTGGTGCCGTCGCAGTCCGGGCAGATCGACTTGCCACAGTCCTTACACCGGGCCATGTGGGGGTAGCGCTTCTTGGTCTGGCGCTCGTGCTTGCACTCCTCGGTCTCGGTCATGGGAGCTTTCTCCTTCCCTGCGAACGGGCATTCGTCGTGCTCCACCCCGTCCGCATCCACCCACTTGAACCAGCCCTCGCACTCCGGGGGCAGCGGTGCCGTCATCGGTTGCACGGCTACGATCTCGTCTATCGGGGTGAGTGGTGGCAGAGCCGACAGATCGAAGGTCGTCTCCGCCGGCACCGCACCCGTGACCATGGCGAGTATGAGCCCGTATGCCTGCTCCCACGTCTCCGGCCGATAGATGCCGTCCTCGTTCCTGGGGACGCCGATGCCGCCGTCAGGGCTCCGTGGTGGCGCGCAGTGGTCAGTCATCGGGCTTCCACCTGTGCAGTCGAGCACCGCACCACGGGCAGAACAAGAGGCGGACACGAGCAACGCTCATCGACTTCGCCAGGTCGATCGTCCAGTCCCCTCCCTGCGGCGTGTCGTTCCATCGGATGTGCTGCTCTGCCTCCCCGCAGCACTCCGGCCATTCGCCTGCCTGTGGACCAGGCCCGGGGTACGGGTCGAGCCCTGCGTGCTTGCGAAGCGTCGTCAACTCGTCCGGCGTGTAGAACCGGCCGGGCTTGTCGTTGAATCGGTCCGGCCCATGCCGCCCGCGTTCGAGGCGGGCCAGGGCTTCCTCTTGGGAGATTGCCGAGTAGTCGTCGTCCCCGTGCCCGGCGAGACAGTGCCCGGTGGACCGGCACGTGAGGCACGGGCCTGAGCAGTCCGAGAACATCTTCATGGGAACACCGGCCGGAAGCCCGACTCCAGAAGGTTCCGGATCGGTAGGAACAAAGGCTCGGGTAGCTCGTCCCAATCGAACCAGCGCCACTCCTCGCACTTCTCGGGCTCGCGGATGATCGGCTCGTCTCCAGGGTCCACCTCTGCCCGCACGAACAGCGTGACGTAGTGCTTCCCCTCGGCCTCCATGACGTCGTTCGTGGCCCAATGCAGATCGTGGAGCCCGATCGACAGCATGCCGGTCTCCTCTTGTAGCTCACGATAGGCCGCCTGCTCGGGTGTCTCGCCGTGCTCCAAGTGGCCCCCGGGAAAACTCCACGTGCCGGCACCATGAGCGCCGGTCCGCTTGCCCATGAGCACCTTCCGGCCGTCGCGTAGGACGATTACACCGACGCCGACGCGCGGCCGGTTCATTGCTCGCTCCACCATCGCCTGCTCGCCCTCGTATGTTTCGATCATCAGCCCACCCCGAGAGCCTTCTTCTCCCGCTCGGACAGCTTCGCCAGCGCCTTCGCTCGCACGATGTCGTCGTAGGTCCGATCGACTCGCACGCCGATCATGTAGGCGTGCCCGTCCAACGCCATGACTGCCTGCACCCTCTCGACCTTGCCGTCTGTGCCCATCACGTCCTGGCCCTTGGCCGCCTTCTCTGCCTCGGCTCGCCGGAAGAAGACACCGATCGTCTCCATGCCGCCGAACCGACCCTCGTTCTTGTCCACGCTGGCCGTGACCTTGAAGGCATCGAAGATTTCTCCGGGCCGCGCCGCGTTGCCCTTCTCGAAAGAGTCGTACTGATCTTTGCAGGTCATGACAGCGACTCCGCGCACGCGATGGCGCACCGCTTGGCGTCTTCCAGCGTCTTGCACTCGAACCCGATCGGGACCGACACGTCGTCCTCGGGGTGCTCTGCGATCCAGTCCGGGCAGAAGCCGCTGGACGTCTCCGGGTAGCCTTCCTCGGCCACGTAGCCGATGCCGTAGCCGTTGGCCGCGCGGTGAGACCACCCGATCCACTTCTGGTTCTCCGGGTCGAACCCCACCGAGCAGGTAGTTTTCTCCGAGATGGCCGTGAAGCGACAACCGCCGGCCGCCACGCTCCACGGCTGGACATTGGTGAGCCCCCACCTGCCGAAGACCGTGATGGCGTCCTCCAGGCTGCCGACGTAGAAGCCCTCCGGCGTGTAGGCCGAGAGCATGATGAGCCGCTCCAATGGGGCCACGACGTTCAACACGTGAAGGATGCGATCGGGCCACGTGCCGTTGATGGGAGGCGGGCACTCCGAGCCGAAGTCTCGGACCTCGATTCGGACGACGAAGCCGCCCTCGTACTGGTCCGTCTCCTCGTTATACTCGGCACCGATCCTGAATTCCCCGATGCACCACTCCGCCCGATTGCGGAAGCCGATGGGGAACGGCTTGGGGATGAGCATCGGCCGCATGCCGGACAGCCGCTCGATTGCCCTCTGGACGCCCTGCACGATGCGCTTGACGCCCTGGGGGAACGTGTAGACCAGGTGGCTCACGCCGTGCTCGTCCTGCCCCCAACCGTGGTCAGGAACCGCCTTCTCTTCCATCGTCTCCCTCCATGGAGTTTTCCAGTGAGCCGTCCGTGGTGGTGGGTGTGCTGTTACGCCAAAGGCTCCGAGGGCTCGCCGCCGCATCCGAGTCACGCGCCGGCCCGATTCATACCGCGCGTCCCGTCAGACCCCACGTCCCTCTCGTACTAGCGGGGCAAACGACGACGATCAGCTTGGCAGGCCCTCGCACGGACAGAGCAGACAGAGACTTCCTAGTACGTTGTATCCGCAACTGCCGCTGCACCTGCTGTCACTCCCTGTGGTACGCCAGGCGGCCTCGGGTCCGGGCAGCGGTCGCGATCCGCCCTGCACCTGGCTGTCTTTCTCCAACGGGGTCGCTACCTCCCCGCCTTCGATACCACTCGCCACTCCTTAGAGGATGGCTGCTCCTAAGCCAACCTTCCCGCCCACCACGGGCGACTCCAGACCGTCGTACCACATAGCCAGTGCATGGTCAATAGCAAACGGAGGGAGTTTTCGATGCGACCACTGGTCGCTGTCACGGTTCGCCGTAGAGGGGGTGAGAGGCGTGATCAGCCTTTTCCGTTCCCGGGGTGTCCCATCCGTTGCCGGTTCTCTTGGGTGAGGCGGTTGGGACCAGGAATGGAGGACCAGCGATGGCATGGCAGACGGACGATATGTGCGAGGATATCCTACACCTCTTCCACGAGGCTCGCCGGGTCGGGGACTCGCCGGGCTGTAGAAGGGCTCTCAGAGCCCCTCTGCTGGACGAAATGGACAGGGAGGCCCCTGGCACCCTGGATCGCTCTACGGGGCTCCTGACGCTCTCCTGGCGCCGCTATGACCCCTTCCGGCGTGGGCGCCGAGGTCGGTAGGGCTCCGAGCTACGATTTCTGGGTCGGTCGTGGGTGCGGAGCCGGGGTCGGCGTCGGCCGTGAGCAGTCAGGATAGTGTCTGTCGAGGCAGGTCGGACAGAGCCCGTGCGTGACGTGGAATCGCGACTCGTCAACGGAGGCGACGATCCACTGCCCGTCACGATAAACGCGACGGCACCACGAGCACTGGCGAATGAGGCTGTCCCCTACCATAGAAGATTTCTCCCTCCCCTACCCGCGCGTGATGTACTGGACGGCGCGGGCCAGGATGAGGCTGCGCTGCATGCCTCGGGCTCGCTGGTACGCTTCGCGGATCGGCTCCAAGCACTCTAGCACAGCGTCGTCGGACTTGGCCTTCTTCGCCTTCTTCGCCAGCGCGATCTGCTGCCCTGCGGTCTGGTCCGCCATCTGCCAGGCCGCGCGCCGCTCCTCGTCGGGCCACATGCTGTGGTAGCGGGCCGTCCCGGTGTAGACCGAGTTGAGGTTGTCCGCCGGCTGCTCGATGGAGTAGACGATCCCTGCGGAGCCGCCCATGTACTTCGCGGCGTTCTTGAGCGACTTGCCGCTGAAGTTGAAGCTGTGCTCCTCGATGTAGTCGTCGGCAATCTCCCCGTCGTCCAGCATCTCTTTGGTGATGGGCACGTAGGTCCGGTACTCGTTCCCCTTCCAGTCGCACTGTCGGCCCAGCGACAGGAACAGGTTGGTGACTCTCTTCTCCTCGTCAGCCATGGTCTTCTCCTTCCCAGCCGCACTGGATACACCGGCCGACTGTGATCGATCGGGTCAGGCACTCGGGGCAGACGCCCGTGTGGACTCGGATGCTCGGGTGGTGCGCCTCCGGTGTCTTCGGGTGGTAGCGCACGATCGGTCCCTCTTGCCGCCGATCGAAGTGCTCCCGCAAGAGCCGGTTCGCCAGCTTCGTGCTGTGCTGTGTCATGAAGATTTCTCCGTCTCGTTCCACGGTCCGAAGTGCTTGGACCGCAGCATGTTGATCATCGCCTCTTCGGGCGTGTAGCGCGTGCACTCGGCCGGGTTGACCCGACCGATGCGATAGTAGAGGTCGCGGGGCAGAAGCAGGTTCTTGCCCTGCGAGACGTCGATCACGAGGACGATGGTGAGGCTGCCCCCAGGGACGGGCTGCTCCGCCTCGACCCATGCGTGGTCCAGGCGCTTGCCCTCCAGCGGCCCCTGCCCGCTCACAATGCCGTGGACCAACGTGTGGCCCTCGGACTCCTTCGGGCCGAGCCGTGAGAGGTAGTTGGCTGCCGCCTGATAGCAATCGCCCGTGGGGATGCCAGCGCGCCGCCTCGCGACGATAGCGGCCTCCCTGCGCTCCCGGTGGAACGTCGCCATGCGGTGGCAGTCGAACGGGCGCCGGGCCACGCAGGACTCACCTGGCTTCGCGCCGCAGCGGGGGCACTTGGTCGCCAGCTTCTCCTGGTCTGGGATGCGGATGGTCATGAAGATTTCTCCCCCTCACCCGGGCGGTAGTCGCTCATCAAAGAGCCAAGGCCCTGCTCGTAGCCGGCCGGGCACGTGTTGAGCAGGTGCAGGAGCCGCTTGCAGCGGTAGCGGGTGGTGCCCTCTCCGGACCACAGGAAGCCGATCGGGTCTTCGCGGATGTTCCAATCGTCGCCGCCGTACTCCGTGGCCTCGAACAGGTAGGTGCCCGCGCGGTCGATGAACACCCACGAGCCCATGCCCGCGACGAACCTGAGATCGTGCTTGTCGCAGAACGGGATGAGGTACTTCGCGCGCACCTCGTCAGCGATGGCCTGGACGCCGGCCTCGTAGGTCTCGAACAGGGCTTCCAGCCGCCTCTCTTGCGAAGATTTCACACCCCCACCTCCCTACCAGTTGATCGAATGCGGCTTGCTCGGGGGCCGGGTGCGGTAGTACGTGCGCCCGTAGACGCCGCCCCGCTTGCCCACGTTGTCCACGCGGCCGAATGCTGTGCGCGCCGCGTTGACGTACACGTACCAGCGCGTCCAGTAGGGCCGCCGGTCGATGGCCTCCCCCTCCGAGATGAGGGCTCGGGCCTCGGCCTCGGCCGCTTCGCGCTCCGCCTTGGTCTTGGCCTTCTGCCAGCGCTGGACAGCCGCGCCAGCGCGCTCGTTCAAGTCGAGGACGGCATCTGGGATCTGCTTCGGTCGCCAGTAGTACATCGTGCCTCCCTTCGGGGAAGTCATCCCCGATCCACACTCTCAGCATCGCACACCCCGCCGGGCGTGTCAAGAGCAAACGTTGCGGCCCATGTCGATTTGTCGGATAGTGTGGGCGGATGTGGTTATCGGCGCGGATTGCTGGGGGGCTGGTGCGGGGAGGCTGGCGAGGCGGAAAGCTCCCGGCCCCGACGCTCTCGCCGGAGCCGCTCTGTGCACGCCTTCTCGATCTCCGATGGAGGCCGATACTCGGCGCCTGAGTACCCGAAGCACGGGCACTGCATGTCTCGGTGGCCAGGGTCTCCGCAGAGGCTACACACCATTGGCTCTCTCCCAGCGCCCCACCGGGGGGCAGTCGTCGGGTACCTCCACGATCGCTGTGACCGCATGGGCCAGCGCGTGGAGGCGGTTCATGTCGTCGCAGGTCTCCGCAGGCTCCGCAAGGAACCGACCCGCGAACGGAAGCGGCTTCACAGAACGCCACGGCCGGTCCGAGTTGACAGCCTCGAACACCACACCGGGCGGAAGAATGAGTTGCTCCCCCTTGGCCAGGGCGGAGTTTGCCTGTGCCACGAGTACGGCCTTCAGGTAGGTCTTCCCCTCGAACGTCGCGTAGGGGTTCGGCCCCGTGTCCAGGCTGAGTTGATCGCCCATCAGTCGCCGGGCCTGTCTACCCAGAGACCGTGAGCGTGACCTGCCTTCAGGAGCGTAGTGGCCGTCTTCGGCCCCGGCATCCCATCCGGCAAGAGCCCGAGGTTCTCCTGCCTGGTCTCCCAGGCGTGCTTGTCCTCGTCGTGGGCGAAGTTGAACGCCTCGTAGCCGGCGTCTCGCAGCATCTCCATGATCGGGTTGCCGGGGTCGCCTTCACCTCGGTTGTTGGACACGTCGCGGTGCCCGAAAACTCCCACCATGTCCAAGCCACGCTTCAGGCCCCTCTTGAGCGCCTGCCGGCCGTAGGGCATGTGCATCTGACGCTGAATCGAGAACGTCTTGGTGAGGAAGTCCACCAGCTTGACCACGGCCTCCAACTGGCCCTGATAGAGCCGGCCCTTGGCGTTCTGGTACATCTCGATTCCGATCGTCACCGCGTTGACGTTCCCAGCGTGGAAGGGCATGTGCTCCTGGAGGTCCGCGAAGCAGCAGATCGAAGCGTCCCAATCGACGGCGATGTGCGCGCCCGCGCGGCGGTTGTCCATCGACCACATCTGCGCCATGCGCTCGTCGCGCTTGGTGTCGGGACCGAGCCCCGGCTGAATGTCCTGCGGCGTCTTGATCCGGCCGCCGGGGATGCCCATCGTCGTGTGGAGGATGATCCCGCGTACCCAGGTGTCGGGCCGGGTGCGGTAGTCCTCACCGTCCAGCTTCAGTTTCGGGTCGTCGTGCCAGGATCGGATATCGAGGCCGGGAACCTCGACGTCGGTGCCTCGGATGACCAGTGCCATATACCCCCTCCAGGAGTTTGCGGCCCCGCCCTCCGGTTGCGAGTAGAGGGCGAGGCCATAACGGTGCTGCCAACACCTAGTGGAGCCGGCGGGAGTCGAACCCGCGTCCGCGCACTGTCCAGTCGTAGGCTCTACGTGCGTAGCCGGTTTGATACTCGCGACGTTCGGACCGGCGACCGCGCGCCGCGAGGGTGCGCCCTATGTCTCGTCACGCGCTCGGACGCAGCCGCGCTGTGACCAGCCCACTGCATGGCGCCCCATCCCCAGCCGTGGGCACTCCGGGGTGGAACGGGAGGTCACGCCGCCAGGCGGGCCTCCGGGTAGTTGTCACGGTTGGCAACTGTGTTTTGACCGCGTTTTTACGGGCGACGATCATGCCCGGCACGCTCCTGCTACCTTCTCAATACCCGTCGAATCCAAGTCGGCCCCAAAGGACTCCAGCATAGGCAGGAGTTTGCCGATGTGTCAAGAGCGAACGTTATGTGGTAGGGAGCGATAGTCAGGACTTGGCGGGCTCGGGATCGGGCTCCGGCGTCGAGTCGGCGGGCTCGCTCGGGACGGCGCCATCGGGCCGCGCCCTCTCCTGTTGGAGCCGGGCTTCGATCAGCTTGGTCAACTCGGCCTCGGCAATGCCAGGCAGCCCAGAGGCGTCGAGTTGCTGTTGGATGAAGTCCACGGCGCTCTGCATCTTGTCGGCGCTCTCCGTCTTCACCCTGTCGGTCTTCAGGGCCTTGCGTGCCTGCTCCTCGGCAAAGGCGACACCGGCCTGGATCATGTTCTGCGTCAGGCGTACCGTGGCTTCCTGCTTCTCCGTGTCCCACTTCTTGGTGAGCTTGCGGACGAGCCAGGTGCCGAGCACGCCCAGGATGCCGGTGACGAGCGGCGCCGACAGTTGGACCAGGAAGTCCAGGAGCACCATCCACCACTCTTGCGCCTGATCGGCCACGGACAGGTTCACGTCCACGGGCGGGCACGGCTGCCCCATCGCCACGGACGGCAACACGATGACGACTGCGAACGTCGCCAGAAGAATCAGCTTCTTCATCACTCCCTCCCTTTGGGCGGCCACGAGCATAGCACGCAGGGAGTTTTCATGACCAGCGGTGCAAGATCGCGGTCCTGGTTCCGTTACGCTCGGGTCATGGATTGGGACGAGATGACAGACGAGCAGAAGCTACGGATGGCGAAGCAGGTTCGGGCGGTGCTGTTGGAAGGGCGATTGCCTAGTGGCGGCGACGGCGGCGACGGAGCATCGCAGCCTCGAACCGAGCGATGTCGTCCGGGGTCGGGTTGTCGATCACGAGGTCGTCCGGGTCGTCATCCAGGTCGATAGCCTCGTCGGTGCCTTCGGGGAGGTCGCAGAGCACGGCCTCGGCCTCGTCGTCCTCCAGCCAGTCCTCCCAGCCGCGCGGGGACTGGTAGAGGGCCGCCATGTCGGCATCGGTCCGAGGATCGCCCCTGTGACGCGCAGGGCTCTCCCAGAAGGTGAAGCCGCCCTGGTAGCCCTTGGGCCTCTTGAGGTCGGCCACGCGCTTCCTGAGCCACTCCTCGGCGCCGTGCATGACGCCCCAGACCTTCATGTAGAGGTCGTGCCGGGCCTGCCCCGCGAAGCCGTCAAGGGCCTTCTCCTCCACGGCGTTCTTGAAGTTGGAGTAGTCGATCATCTCGGCCAGGTGCGCGGCGAGCGCGACCCACTCCGGGAACGGGACGACGATCCGGTACGGGTAGTCGTGCCCCGGCAGAGCGAAGATTTCTGGCTCACTCCCGTAGCCCATGCGCTGGTGCTCGTGGACGAGACGGTCGAGGTCTTCCCGCACGCGCGCCCGGACCATGATGTGTCCGTGCTGCATGTGCTCGGGTAGCTCTTTGTACTTCGGGTTCGTGAGCGTAGCACTGAAGAAGCCGATCGGCGTGAAGATCCACATCACCAGCCCCCTCTCTCCGCCATGTCGGCACAGCGGTCGCACTGGTAGCCGCGCTGGACGTCGATGGGCGTCAGCATGTTCGGGCGCCCGCAGGTCGGGCACGGGTGGATGCGCGGATTGCCCCGCGTGGCCGCGCGCAGGGCGCTGTTGCCCCCGGGGTCCGCGAAGCCCACCCCGTCGATGAGGTAGTCCGGGTGGTCGGGGTCGTTGTAGCGCTCCCACTCCGCCTCGTAGTCCTCGTCCTCGTCGTCGCACAGAAGCGAGTCCGCGAGCGCGTCCTCCCCCTTCGCCTTCAAGGCGGCGACGATCGTGTCGAGGTCGTTGTCAGTGACGTTGATCTTGGGCATGTCGGTCCTCCCTGGCGGAACACATCCGCCATCTCATTCTCACCCTACCACGCCTGGCGGTGGGTGTCAAGAGCAAACGTACCTGGCGGCGAAGATTTCTCTCCCCCACCTCTCCCTAGTCCACGGACCAGACGAGGCGCCGGCCGAGCCGGGTGGGCAGCCAGTCCCAATCGCTGGCCGCGATGTAGCCGCGCTCCGCGAGCCAGGCCAGGTCGTCCAGCATGTCCTCATCGGACACGAGCGGGCAGCGCCACGCGGCCGGGGCGTAGACCATCGACTTGAGGATGGCCGACTGCGCGGGGGTGAAATTCTCGTTCGCGACGATCATCGTGCTCACCTATCGCCCTTCCACGTAGTAGGTGCCGTGGCCATCGAAGTGCTCCTCGACGGTGCCCTGAGCCAGCATCTCGCAGAGGACGGTCTCGATCACCGTGTTCGAGATCGGACCGTTGTGCATCTCGAAACCGAGAACCCTCACGTGCGTCCCGTATTCGCGGGCGTTCGCGAGGCAGTGCGTGATGTGGTTGCGGGCGATGAGCCTCTCAGTCGTCGTAGCCATCTGGACCTCTCCTTCGCGGTAGCAACCGCGACCATGTACCCAGCATCGCACAGGGGAGCCCGGCTGTCAAGAGCAAACGTTCGAGCCCGTGTCGATTTGTCGGATAGTGTAGGACGATGTAGGCCGAGCCGAAGGCGAGGCCGGAGCCCGCGCGGGGAGGAAAGCTCCCCTAGTTGATCGACCACGGAGGCGGGGGCGGCCCGGGGCGAACGAGGATGTAGCCGGGCGGCGGCTCGTAGACCGCCTGCGGCTCGTAGGGGCAGTGCCCGCTATGCTCGCAGTGCTCGCAGTCCGGGATGTCCTCGTCCTCGCACTCGGCGTCGGACTCCCACCGCTCCACGATCTCTTCCATGAGGCGCCCGACGTAGGGCCTGAGCAACCTGTGGACAGCGGCGTCGGCCTTCTCCCGGATGTACGCTAATATGCGAAGTTTTCCTACCTTCATCACGTTGTCCCCTTCTTCTCCACAGCATGCGCCCGATCGTACTCCGCGAAGGGGTTGTGCTGCGTCCCGTTCGGAACGAATTTCCCGGCCTCCACCTTATAGGCCCGGTTGCATGAGCACACGTGCTCGAAATTCGGCAGCCCTAGTCCAGCAAGGTGCATCGGCAGACGCTCCCCGCACTCACACTTGTCCATTGCCTCTCTCCTGTCTATCATAGAGCTTTCCCGGAGGCGATCATGGCGTGGGAACCTTGGCTCGCAACATCCAAGCCAGAGGAGAAGCCATACGACCCTGACGACCCCGGGCTCCTGATCAACATCCTCACCAAGGACATGACCGAAGAGGACCACGAGGCAGCCCGCAAGTGGGTCGCCACCTTCATCACCGACCCCGCCCCCGAGAAGTAGATCGACGCCGCCGCGTGCCGCTGCCCTTCTTCGGCTTCACGCGCTTGCCCGGGTTGTACCAGGACGTCCAGAAGTCGGTTCCCGGCCCCTTCTCCGCGACGAGCGCGATGAGCCGCTTGCAGCCTTCGATGTCTTGCTTGAAGATGTGCGCCTGGTCCGGCGTGCACACCATCACGCGCCGGAACCACGCATAGGCCGCCGACCGGGAGCAGTGCTTCTCCTTCCACAGCCGATCGAAAACTCCGTGCGCCTTGGAGCGCCAGCCCTGTAGCTCTTTCGTCCGGGGCTCCCCACGCGGGGCTCCTGCCTTGTCGGCCGGCAGCGAACCGTCGCACTTCGGCCACCGGGAGCACGAGTACCAGTAGCGCTGGACCCGATCGGACCACTTCAGGCGCAAGATGCCATCGCAGCCCTTCTCCGCGCACTTCATCCCGACCACCTCCCCCGGTGCTCCGAGGGGCTGGTACTCCTCTTCGCGCTCCCACTCCGGTCCGCCCATCCTGTGCGCCTCCAGGACCGCCTGCCACCGTTCGTCAGTCGTTGGCACGCTCGCCCTCGTCATCGAACCAGTTGCCCTTCTCCACGTAGCCGCTGTACCGTCGCAGCCGTCTGATCCGGCGGTGGTGGTTGGTGACGCCGTGCTCCTCGCACGCGCGCTTGTGCTCGGGAGTACCGTAGCCCGCGTTGCGCTCCCAGCCGTACTCGGGAAACTCCGAGGACAGCCCCACCATCGCGTCGTTCCGCGCCGTCTTGGCCAGGATGCTCGCCGCCATGATGGCCGGGAAGCGGTCGTCTCCCTCCACCTCGAACCGAGGATGGTACCACCCGCCGCTGCCCAGCATCTTGATCAGCCCGTCATCGTCCGGCCCGTCGATCAGAAGCGTGTGCTCGTCGGCTTGCTCCCGTTCGATGCCGAGCGATTTCTTGATCTCTCCCAGGGCCTTGGAGATTGCGATGCGCCACGCCGTCTTCGGCCCGAGGTTGATCTCCCACACCGGCACTTCGATCACGGACGTCGCCGCCGCGTGCTCACGGATGAGAGGGCACGCCTTCCGCCGCTTGGTGTCGCTCAGTTTCTTGGAGTCGCGTAGATAGCGACCGATCGCCTTGTTGAACGGCAGCACCTCCACGGCGACCGCCCCGACATGGAAGGGACCGGCCCATGCGCCAGTCCCGCTCTCGTCTACTCCGATGACATACGGCATCACGTCCCTCTGCCCCCATCCTCCCACGCTTTCAACTCGGCCCGGACCTCATCCCATAAGAGGTCACGCACGAGGCGAGATCGGCTCACTGGATTCTGGGGGTTGGCTTTCTGGTGCTTCTCTACGAGCCGGTCCAGCATCCGAAGTAGCTCGTCGTCCACGCGGACGAACAGCACGCGGTTGAATCGGGTTCCCATCGGGACGTGTATAGCAGAGCGCTATACACCTGTCAATGGCAAACTCCTACCCTAGTCCGGAACCGAGGGGAGTCTGGTTCACGATCTGCTTCAGAGCAGCCTGCCCCTGCGCCTGCTTCTCCGCTCCGCACAGCCGGCACTTCAGACTGAAGGTCGGGTTCTTGTCCGGCCCGTGCATCCGGTTGATCAGCGTGTCCACGATGCGCCAGTCGTGCGTGCAGTGCTTGTTTCCCGGCGCGCTTGTTCCTGTCATCGTACCTTCCCCACGTAGTATTTGACCCAATGCCGGAGTTTGATCAACTCGGCGCTAGGCTTCTCTCCCGTGCGCTTGGCGTGCTCGGTGAATACCCGCTCGATTTCTCCGATGGCAACAAGCGCCTGCTTCGGCGTCGGCTTCGGGGGCTTCTTCGGCGGGTTGATCCCCGACGTGCCAGAGGCGACCCAGACCTTTGAGGGGTTGCCCCTCTCTGAGGGCCGCGTCATCCCCGAATCGACCACGAGCCCCAAGTCCACAAGCCGGCACCGACGCGGGCTACCAGTCTCGTGTTCGAGGTTGAGTTGCCGCTCCATTTCCTTGTCGGTCAGGCCGTTCGCTCCGGCCGCTTCGATCGCGTCCATCACGAGCCGTTCCAGACGACCCAGGTGGGGCTCAATGGCGTGAGCCGCCGCTTTGCTAGTCGATGACCCCTTTACGTAGGGAGCTTTCGGTTGTGCCATCTTCGCACCTTTGGAGAGTCAACGCTTCGATGAAGACGTCGAGGTCTCCGTCCAAGACCCGCTTCACCCCTTTGACCGACAAACCGACGCGGTGATCCGTCACCTCGTCGCGGGGGAAGTGGTAGGTCCGCACCTTCTCACCACGGGAGCCTGTCGGTCCGGTGCCCCCGTGTTGGGGCGCACTCTCTACGCCCCGTCTCGCTAATTCCAGACGCAGCCACGTCTGGAAGGTCTCGCCGTTGACCAGCCGGCGGAACGCCTCGGCCCGGTTGCGCTCCTGCGTCCGGTGCGTCTGGCACTCGGCCTTCGCGCCCGACGCGGGGTGCGTGATGTGGACCTTGGTGTCCCGCTTGTTCACGTTCTGCCCACCGGGGCCGCTGCTCCGGGCCGTCTTGACGATGAAGTCGCCGTTCGCCTTGGACAGCGTGAAGATGACCTCGCGGCTCATTGCCACACCTGCGGACTCAGCCGGTACTCGCTCGTGAGGAAGGAGTTTGCCGGCCGCGCCTCGATCCATCCCGCGATGACCATCCGCGTCGTCGTCAGGAAGAAGCGCAGACGTCCCCAGCGGAGCAGCCCGCGAAGGGCGTCCTCCGGCGTCCAGGTGCCGTCTGAGAGCGCGTCGAGTAGCTGACGGTCTCTGAGCCCTAGCAGGCGCCACGGGGCCTTGACGGGCCTGTCAGGCGCTCGCATGGGGTCGCGGGCCTCATCCCAATCGAGAGCGTCATCGGCATGCGGCCCCCGATGGCTCATGGTGGGGGCATGCTCGGTCACGCTGCCACCTTCGGGTGAGTCGAGAGGGCCGGAGCCTTGAACCTCCAGCCGAACCCGGTCTTGCCCTTGAACCCGGTGACAGTGACCCAGACCGGCATGTCGAACATCGCCTCCAGGGCCTCTTCCAGGTGCACCTTCAGGTTGGTCTTGACCATCTGCCCCGGGTAGACCTTCTTCAGAACCCACTCGGGGTCTCGGATGAACGCCTGCTTCCCTTTGGACGCGATGAGGAGTTTGACCACGTGCCGCAAGATGACGGCTCGGATCTTCTTGTTCCCCTCCAGCCCCTTCATGTCGGGGTTGATCAGGCCGAGGTCCACGTACCCCTGCGTCAGGGCCTTCTCGTGCTCCAAGCCTGCGAGCCCGGGGTACTTGGCCGGCTTGACGAACCCTTCGGGCGGGTCGTAGTAGTGGCCGCCGCTCATCTCGGCCAACTCGCCCTCATCGACCACCTCGCTCACCGGGTCTCCGAACATGGTGAGCAGAAGCTCGTTCTCGTCGTTCTGTGACATGCCTCCCATGGCGTCCTCCATCCCCTGAGTTTTCCTCGGGCTCCAAAGCGAAACGCGGTCCGTCTCCGGGCCGCGTTCGCTAGGATGCTTCTTCCAGGGGTGCGTCGGCGTTGGGGCAGGTGCGTCGGTTGTGCCCCTCTTCGCCACAGATGGAGCACTGCTGGGGCTGGTAGTCGTCGCCCCGTCGCTCCCGTATCTTCTGCATGCGTTGGTCGCGGTGGACCTCGCAGTAGCAGGACACTACGGCTTCATCGCCGCAGATGATACACCTGCCCTCTGCCTGCATGCGCTGTTGCCACTCCCGTTGTCTCGTAGCCACTGTCTCAACCTCAGACGTACTATCGCACGTCTTGAGGTCAAGAGCAATCTCCGGTCCGGGAGTGGCGTCGTCAGGAGTCACCGTGCGCGGCGTCCCACAGGCGCCGCAGGTTGGGGTAGCGCCGCCACGGAGCGCGGGCCACCCAGCCGCTCGGGTCGAGACGCCGGATGCCGTGGTCGTTGGTCCGGGACTCGTCGGGGTCGGCCATGTGGAGCACGGCGCCGTCGCCGGTCGCGTCCACGCACTCGACGCGCCGGGGGCGGGACCAGCCGCCAGCCGCCAGCCAGTCGCCCTCTGAGACGTCCTGAGCGCTCTCGACGGGCTCCGTGACCAGGACAGCCCTCGGGTCGCAGAGCGTCTCCTGAGCCGTCTGAGGGGCCGCCACGGGCTCGCCAGCGGGCGGGGTCGCGCCGGGCTCGCCGGACGCCGTGATGAGAGTGGGTTCCTGTCCGATCATGTCGTCCTCCCTGCGGGAAGCATCCCGCACTGGTTATGGGTGCCCGACCCGGCAGCCTGGGGGGAGGGCCGCCGGGCCGGGCTGGTAAAAGTCGTCATCGGAGGCAAGCCGATTTCAGACTGTCACCCTACGCTTCGGGCACCTCGTCACCGCTGCCGAAGATTTCTGCCACCTGCGCCTGCACGGAGGCCACCGCCTCGTCGGCGTTGTCGATGGCCGCCAGCACGTCCTCCCCGAACGCCTCGGCCAGGGCCGCCTGCGCCTCGGGACCGGCCTCGCGGACGATCTGCGCCTTGGCCACCTCCACGAACAGCGGGGCGGGCATGCCGAATTCGACCGCCAGCCGCGCGCCCGCGCGGATGCACCGCTCGATGACCTTCGCCGCCGCCTTCTGCCGGTCCTCCGGGGGCGTGTGGAGCACGGCCGCCGCCAACTGCACGACGATCGGCTGCATGGGCCAGGACGAGGTACGCTTCAAGGTCTTGAATGGCCACTTCATCTCTCTATCCTCCCTCGGGGAACGCATCCCCGATCCTGAGACCACCCTACCACAGCCGGCAGGGCAAGTCAAGAGCAAACGTCACCGGGAGCGAAGATTTCTCGCCCCCACTCATCGGTCGAACCCGTTGCACGCCATCCCGCCCTGGCAGGTGGCGATGAGCCACTCCTCGTTCGTGAGCGACTCACGGGGGAGCCAGCCGGAGCCCCCGCAGCGGTAGCACTGCTCGGGCCAGTCCTGCCCGTTGTGGTCGTAGTGGACCACGCACTCCCCGTCGCAGTCGGGGCAGGGCACCTTGCCGTCGTAGTAGCTGCTCATGGGTTCCACTTCTCCCCTGCAAAGCCGTTGATCTGCTCCCAGCCGGAGCCGCCATAGGTCCGGTCCGCGCCGGGGCCGTACCAGCGATCGTGCGGGTTGCTATTGAAGCCCCTCACGCGCTTCTGAGGCTGCCGGGGGACGAACCGGAGCCCGTACCCCTCCAGCGCCTTCCGGACGTCCTGGAGGCGCATCTGAGTCGCCGCGTTGAGGGCCTGCATGTCAGCCGTCGTGAAGTAGTCGCGCTCGTCGTCCAAGCACTCCTGCACGAACGTCTCGACCGACTCGTACTCTGGGAAGTCCTGGACGTTCATACCGCCACCCGCATCGCTCGGACCGGCCCGCCGCACTCGGGGCAGCAAGGCTCGCCGTCGCTGTCATGGTCGCACTCGACCGCCGGCTCTAGCGTGGCGTTCCACCCGCACCGCTCGCCGCTCGCCTCGACCTCCCGGATGTGCCGGCAGGTGCCTCGAAACCGATAGCCCTGGCACGTGCACTGCCAGCCGTGCTGCGCGCCCGTCTCCATGATGCGCGCCTCGGTCAGTCGGCCCCACCGAACGACGTACAGATCGCCCTTGGAGCCCTTCACGGCGCGCTCGAAATAGAAGTTGCTCGCACACGTCCACGTGGCGACGATATCGAAGTCCGGCATCACGCGGCCTCCGTCGCCTTGGGCTTGTCCGGGCAGTAGCCACGCAGAACGCACTTCCCGGTGTCAGGGAACAGCGGGGCGCCGCAGGTGCAGTGAGCCTCGCGGTGCATCTGGTTCGCGAGCCGATACATCCCTTGCGCGCGGGAGCGGATGCGAGCGAAGATCGATTCCGTCGTGCCTGCCCGGTTGACGCGCGTGGCACTGGCGAGACCGATGCGCCCGTCTTGCCTGTAGCTGCCGTAGTGCTTCTGGACCGCCTTGACGCGATCGGACTCGGCCACGAGGCAGACGCGAATGGCGTCCTTGCCCTTCTTCCGCACGGCCGACCCATCGGGCGAGCACGACGTGTAGATGAGCACGATCAGTTGCTCGTCGCCGTGGTGCCGACGCTCGAACACCACCTCGTGCCCGTCCTTGGTCTTGATAGTCGTAGGCTCGAACCCCATCGACTTGAGAAACGTCGAAAGGGCGGTGAAAGCGATTGCGTTGAACGTTGCTGCCATCTGACCCTCCTTCGGGGAACGCATCCCCGACCGTCAATACCCAGCCTAGCGCACCAAAGATCGGCTGTCAATGGCAAACGACAGCCCCCGTGCATTTTTGTCGGATAGTGTGCGACGGTGTAGGCGGGACCAGTGGTCGCAGGAACCCGGTTCCGGAGCCCCGCCTGGTAGGAAAACTCCCTATCCGGTAGAGTCCGATCATGGCGATTGTCGGCCGGCACGTGGTGGTGGACGTCTGGGGCGCAGACCCCGATCGGATCAACGACAAGAAAGAGGTTCTGGCGGCCCTCCAAGCCGCCTGTGAGAAGGCCGGAGCCACGCTCCTGCACTCCTGGTACCACTCGTTCGAGCCGCAGGGCGTGACCGCTTTGATCGGGCTGGCGGAGTCGCACGCTTCCATCCACACCTACCCCGAGCTAGGCTACTACGCGGCCGACATCTTCACGTGCGGAGACCTCGACCCTCGGAGAGCCATGGTGTCCCTTGTCCAGACCCTCGGCGGACGCGGCAAGGGGTGGTTCATGGAGCGAGGCGGAAGGCGGGAGCCGATGCGGTTCGTCAGTAGTGACGGACCTCCCACACGATCATCCGGCGGTTCATCTGCCCCAGCGTGACCCGGAATACGGAAAACTCGATCACGCAGCCCTCGTACAGGTCGAGCAGCGCCATCAGATCGTCCAAGTCCTGCGGGTCCAGGTGAGTTTGCAGGAGAGTGAGCGCCGCCACGCCGTGCGTCTGCTTCGCGTTCTGCATGGCGATGCGGTGGTTCGATTTCTTGGTGGACCAGAACAGGTCCAGACCGTAGAGCCCTCGCTGGACTTCGCCCTGGAAGGTGCACTCCCAATCGGGAGCCGCCTCGCAGTAGATGAAGTCCTCCGGCTTGCAGCCCTCGAAACACTCGCGACCGGCGCGGAGCGCGTCCTCGTGGGTCATGCCATGGCGGAACGTCACGCCCGGGTGTCGGCACCGCAGGCTTGTGCGCCCCCGGAAGCCCGAGGCGAGGTACTGCTCCTCCGTGTCCCATGTCCGGAGCGTGTTACCGAGTTTTCCCTGTCGAAGCATCGCGTACATCTGTCTCTTGCTCGTGATTCGCATCGGTTGTCCGGGATTCGGGTTGTGGGTCGGGAGGTCGGGGAGGACTTCAGGCGGAGGCGGGGGCGCCGCGCTTCTTCGCGACCTTCGGACCGGCCTTCTTCGCGCCGTCGCCCTTCTTCGCCTTCTTCGCGGCCTTGGCGTCCGCAGCCGCCTTCAGGACCGCCGTGAGCCCGTTGATCGACTTCGGGTCACGGAGGCCGATGGCGAACGCCACGCCGGCCACGAAATCGTCCGACAGCACCTCGTGATCCTTCCGCGTGTCCACGATGTAGCGCAGCACCTTCTTCGATGGCGCCGTGCTCGTGTTCTCTCCCTTCGCCTTCTTCGCCGCCGTCTTGGCTTGCTTGATCGTCGGCGCCTTGCCTCCGTTGGCCTTGGACGATTCGATGAGCGCGTCCAGTTGGGCCTTCTGCTCGGCCGCCGGCAGGTCGTGAAGCTGGGCCGCCGCGCTCGCGGAGACCTGGCCGGAGACGACCGCCTTCTTCACGGGAGCGCTCAGAGAGAGCATCTTCTCCCAATTCGAGATCGCCTTGGTCGAGACACCGAAGGTCGTGGCAATCTCCTCGTCGGTCAGCCCCCGGTCGCGGAGCCGCTGGGCCTTGCGCGCCTTGTTGAGGGGCGAGTCCTCGTGGTTGAATTCGTTGGTCGAGACGCCGATGGCCATGAGGAGCGACTCCTCGCCCTTCTGTGCCACGATCGGCACGCGAAGAGTGGGCTCGCCCATCTCGGCCAGCTTGCGGTTGGCGGCCCTGGCCGCGCGCACCCGCTGGCGCCCGTCCACCACGTACCCGCGCTCCCCGATCTTGTGGACGATCACGTTCTTCTTGACGCCGAGGCTCATCACGTTGGCCACGAACGCCTCGTTGAGTGGGATCTCCACGCGCTCGTCGTAGAGGAAGTGCAGGTTGCCGTCCTCGTCGTTCTTGTCGGTGTCGTTCGGCCCGTCGCCGCCGACGATGACCAACTCGTTGGGATCGACGTGGAACACGTTCGTCCTGGGAGCCTTGAATGCTTGTCCGCCCATTGTCCGTTCTCCTCGCTTGCGTCCTAGAGGCCGCCTTCCGGCCTCTCCCTTGCCCGATCAGCCGTACCAGCTAACCGGAAGATTGTCAACCCACGAACGTCCAGCGTGACTTCCGCCTCGCCCGGCCGTCCGCCTTCTTCAACACGCCATCGCGTGTCAATTCCCTCAGTGCGCGGTCGGCTCGTCGCCAACACCGGCCGCAGACCTCCAGAGCATCCGCAGCGTCGATGAAGCCGCGCTCTCTTAGCTCCAGAAGCAACTTCGCGTCAGGACTCATCTCACCCGTACACGATCTCTCCGAGGAGAGCGCACTGGACGAACACGTCGCCCGTGATGGCGTCCTCGTTCTCGGAGATGAAGTCGGCCCAATGCTTCGGGTACTTCTCCGCCATGAGTCGCAGCCCGCGATCCACGGCCTCCCGGTCGAGCACGAGGTCGGCCGGGTCGTCCTCGTCGTTGACCTGACACACGACCGCCCCGCCCGTCAAGGGGTAGTCCACGTGCTTGTAGACGGTGCCCTCTCCCCAGATGCTCCGGGGCTCGGCCGGCGCGCGGTAGCCGGTGATGACACACCAGTAGCCCACGCCGCCCTCGAACGCACAGCAGAGCAGGTCCGCGATGCGCGTGTCTTCCACTTTCGTCGTGACGTCCATCGTCTCCTCCATCGAAGATTTCGCGGCCCTACTCCCCCAGCTTCTCCAGCCGCCACACTTCCTCGTAGGCCGCCTTCTGCGCGGCCTTGGCCTCTGCCAGGGCGTCCCGCGCCGCGTTCACTCGCTCGTCCGCCCTCGCCTGTCGGCGCCGGGCGTAGAGCAGGTGGTCGGGCTCGGGCGGAGTGCCCTCGTGGATGTTGCAGATGCCCCGGTCCATCGCTTGCCGGACGGCCTGCCAGTAGAGGCCCAGGAACGTCCCCACGGGGTCGTCGTCGTTCTTGTGGACGTAGTGGACGTCCATCCACGCCATCGACCCTCGAACGCCCGTACCTCTGGCGATCATCGGCGTCTTGGGTCCGCCGTAGGCGTTCACGAGCGCGTTGATCAGAGCGCGCGTGTCGTCCCTGAGCGACAGGCACACGGTTCGCGTGGTGCGGCGCCCACGGCACGCGGTGTACGTCCCGCCGGCAGCCTTGATCTTCCTGCCGAAGCGCTTGACGAGATCGTTGTACGAGGAGAAGTGCATCTCCACGCTTGCCGGGTTGTTGAGGACGTTGTGCTCGTCGGGCTCGCACTTGTCGTAGCTCTTGATCGTCTGGTAGTACGTCGCCATCGCTGCCTCCCTGGCCGAAGTCATCGGCCATCTGCCCCCTAGACGCCCCGGAACCGCCTTCTCTGACAGCCGGGGTAAAGATTTCTCGCGCGCTCCTCCCTACCAGCCGTAGGTGTCGTTGTAGCCCTGGCAGCCGAACGCCATGCCGTTCTGCCGGGCCATCTCTTCGATCCAGTCCGAGTCGTCGTCGCACGTCGGGCCGGCGTAGTCGGGGTTGGGCCTGGAGTCGTAGACGTCCGGACCGTCGATCTCGATGTACGCCGTGCACGCGGAGAAGGTCGGGTTGAAGTCGCTCCACGGGTTGTTGTAGACGGCCAGCGCCTCTTCGCGCGTGGCGTAGTCGCCGCCCGTGTTGCAGTCGTCGTTGCCTTCCTGGGGATCGGAGCCCCACAGGTTGACGGAGTAGGGGAGCCCTTCGGCCTCTCGGGTGTCGGACCTGAGTGTCTGCATGTTGCCTCCCTGGCCGAAGTCATCGGCCATCTGAGAACCAGCTTCGCACAGATCGGCGCGGCTGTCAATGGCAAACGAGAAAAAAGATCGGCCGGAGATCACCCCCCTGTAGGTGGATGTGGGTCTCGAAGCGCCAGCGGGAGGGACGAAACCAGCTTCCGAGCATCGGGGCCGAGGGCGAGCGCAGTGAGCCCGACGTCCAGGAAGTCCGGCTCGGAAAACTCCGTGACCGTGACGCCCTTCGCGCGGGCTCGGGAAGCGAGGTCGGAGAGGGCCTCCCCGTCCGGGGCCTCCAGGAGAACGATGGTGTTCGAGTTGCGGAACCACTCGCTCTCCACGAACGGGTACTCCGAGGCGTACTGCCGGAGCGCGTGGAACATCTGCGCTACCCGGAGCCCCGGGGACAGGTCGGCCCTCCCGACCGCATAGAGTTTGGGCGCGGTGTGGATCGAACACACGGCCTCCCGGCTCATTACACCGGGTGCTCTGCCAGCCTGAGCTACACGCCCTGGAGTGCATGGGGATGGACTTGAACCACCGGCCTCCCGGCCCCTCTCCTGCCGAAGCAGGTTCGGGTCCAGGCGCTCTACCACTGAGCTACCCATGCAAAGGATACCATCGCGCACGAACGCACGCGGCGGGGTGATTACGAGGTCGGGTGTTCCGACAGCGGAGCCCTCGGGGGGCTGGCTGTCAATGGCAGGATGAGCGGGTCATGCTGGCAAGGTAAGTCGCCCGAGAGCCGTGTCAACCCCTGGGAGGGAGTTTTTCAGTCCCGCCACCTGGCCGCCGATACGAGGTCCAGATTGTCCGGGTAGAGGATGACCGAGATGCGCTTGTCCGTCTCGAACCTCTCCGCGCACTTCGCGCACAGGCACACCTCGTCGGTCAGGAACCCGCGCGTCGGGGGCGTCATGATCCAGGCGTCACAGACGAATTCGGGCGGAGCGGAACATCCTTCGGCCTGGCAGACCGTGGGCGGGGCGGCATCGGACATGGTGTGTCTACTTGTCGTGCTCGACCGTCATGACCTTGCCCTTCACCCGGATCTCCCGGATGCGCCTGCTCGGGTGGTCATCTCGGCCGCCGGACCAGTGGCCCTTGTCGATCGACAGCGCGATCCGCTTGGCCTCGGCGTAGGCGGCGTCCTCGTTGTCGAAATCTCGGGTGTGGATGTAGACGATATCCTTCACACCCTTGTCCGTCTTGACAGTGACGATGTAGCCGCGCTGGCTGACCTCGATGCCGGCCTTCCCCTTGATCGCGTAGGTGGCGAGCTTTCCGACAGCGGGTTGCGGCTTCCGGGGCTTGATCCCCGGGTAGTAGGAGAGCGGGCGCCTGGCCTCGGTCACGGTCCTCCGCATCCCCGCCTCCGTGACGATCGTGCGCCGCAGGTGGGAGACGCTCTCGCCCCAATCCATGGAGCCCTGCTCGATTTCCTTGTTCCCGGCCTTGGCGAGCGCGATGGCGTAGTCGTGCACGGCGTCCATCGTCTCTTTCGGCAGCGACGTGTACCAGTGCGACGATAGCTCTTTCACCATCGCGTTGCGGCCGACCTTCTTCCCCGTGGCCAACTGCGCCCGGAGGAAGGTCTCGAACCGGGAGCAGGCGCCGAGCGAGTTGCCCTCCATGGCGCATGCCTTCTCCCGAAGTCGCTTCTGCGCGACCTGACCCATGATGCGCCGGAGGATGCGCTTGGGCTCGCCTCGGCGCTGCCGGCGGCGGACCTTCTCGGAAAGCTCCTCGCCCTCGGGTTCGTCGGCGCTCTCCTTCAGGCCCTTCTTCAGGTCGCGGATGATCTTCTCCACGTCCTGGCGGTCGCCGCCCTTGGCCCAATGGAGGATCTTCTCGAATTCATCGATCGCGGCCTGGACACGCTCGGGCGTCTCCATGTGCCCGCCGGAGATGAAGGAGCCCACCGCGTAGATCGGGTCTCCCGCGCTGGAGTGCCACTGCTGCATGCGGTACCCCAATTCCTTGGCGTACCTGAGTTTTCCTTGCTTGAGAGGATCGGAACGTCTCCAGTCCATCGTGAACCTCGTCTACGCTTTGAGGGCGTTGTACCCGGTTGTGGCGGATGACAGGGCGCCCTTGAAACCATTCAGTAGGACTGCCCACGCTGCGCGGCCATCGTGCATCTTGATCGAAGCCGGGGAGCCGGCCGCTTTGAGCAGGTTCATCGCCCTTCGCGCCTCGGCCACACTCTCCTCCACATGGATGAGGTAGTTGTCCAGGCGACGGAGCACTGCTTTGTCCAGCTTCGGGGCCTTGAGTGCAGCCGGACCGATCCCAGCCATCCTCTTCTCCCAGCCCTTGTAGGCTTCGGCCAGGAGAGTTTTCCTGAGACCGACCGAGGATACCGTGGTGTGCCTGAGCATCGCGGTCCTCCCTACTTGACGAGCTTCTGAGCCTGGGAGACGAGGCGAGAGGCTTCTTCGATGCCCATGCCCTTCAGGCCCAATTCGAGGGCGGCGAGCATGCCGCGCATGTGGGACTTGGCCTTGGATTCGTCGTTGGCCTTGAACGCCTCGTGCATCTTCTTGCTGAGATACACGGTGTCCTGGACGTACTGCGCCGTCCGTTGGAGCCCCGGGAGCGCTGCGTACCCACGCTTGGACCCCGCAGCCTCGGAGAGAGCTTGCCGCGTCCCGCCGGAGAACAGCGGTCCGTCCTCGTCCACGGGCTCACCCTCGGGCTCCTGGCCTTCCTTGATCGTCTTGCCGGAGACCTTGCCCTGGTACTTCTTCGGGATGTACTCGTCGTAGTTGCCCAACTCGGCCTCGTCCTCGAACGAGTCGCGCAGGGACTCCGCGACCTTCACGCGGATCGGCTTGGGGAACATCTGGTGCCAGGGGGAGCCGCCGGGGCCGCCGTGCTCCTTGGCGTACTTCTTCGCGCCGTTGTCCACGAGGTACATGAACAGCTTCACGGCCAGCGCGCGGTTGTAGCGGCCTTGGCCGTGCTTGGTCATGAGGTTCTTGAGGATCGGCACGTACTGTTGCCGATGCAACTGCGCGTCGTTGTCGATGAATAGCTCCAACTCGCGCACGACTGAAGCATCGCTCTCGAAACCCATCGTCTACCTCCCGAGGCTCGCGATCGAGCCTACTCGATGACCTCATCCTTGACAAGCATCGACCATCTCGTCAGCCGCCAGGGCGAGAGCTTTCACCCCCACCGCCGCGACGAATTCGACCACCTGCTCGTCGGTCAGGTACTCCCCATCCGGGCCTTCGATCTCCTCGGCCTCGAACGTCGGGTAGCCGGCCCGGCCGGTGCCGGGGACGTCCCGCCAGCAATCGCAGCCGTCGTAGATGTCCTCCCCGGTCTCGTTCCACTCGTCGGGGGGCTCGTAGCCGATCTTCTCCACGCCTTCGCCGTGGCACTTCGGGCAGTCCGGGTCCGGCGCTTGCTGGGGCTCCACGAACCCCTCCCAGCCGGCGATGCCGTAGACCACGTAGGTCTCCCCCTCGTGCTCGAACGAGAACGATATCTGGCTCTGCATGGCGTCTCCTATTCGGTCTCGGCCCACTCCACGGGGTCGTCTCCGTTCCACCGCAGCACGGTCGCCCAGCGGCCCTCTGAGCGCGTCTCCAGGCTCACCGTGTTCTCCCACGGCTCGCCGTCTTCCACGCCGCAGCGGGACAGCCACACGCGCGCAGGCGTGCCGTCTGCGAGCGTCGTCTCCACCTTCAGGTCTTCCGCCTGGCCCTCGCACAGCGTCGGGAGCGATTCGAGGTCGCTCGTCATGTAGCGCCAGCGGAGTCGGTCGTGCTCTGAGAAGTCGATCATGGTGCCTCCATGGCCGAACGCATCGGCCATCCATCCTATAGACGCCCGGGGAGCCCGATTCCTGACACCCCGAGCGAAGATTTCTCACCCCCACCTCCCCGAGATCGCCCCCGGGGCCGGTGAGCTACGCGGCGTCGGCGTCCGAGCCACCCATCATGGCGTGCGCGGCCTTCGCGAAGGCGTAGCTGTCGTAGCCGTAGTTGCGGCGGCGGTCGGCGTCGTTCTGCCGGCCCTTGCCGTCGCAGCGGTAGCAGATGCCGCCGGGGCCGGTCGGCTTGCCGTTGACGACCTGCGTGATGAATTGGCCCGTGCCCGCGCACCGCGCGCAAGGGAACGAGACGGCCTTGGCGCCCTGAACCCACTGCTCCGGGGTCGGCTCCGTGATACCCGCGCCCGCGAGGATCGCGCGCACCGCGTCGTTGAACGCTGCGGGGCTCGGAGCGAGCGAGCGCTTCTGAATGAGGTGGTACTGGACCTTCAAGGGAACCTGCTTCGATTTGGCCATCTGACTCTCCTTCGGGGAACGCATCCCCGACCGTCAATACCCAGCCTAGCGCACCGAAGATCGGCTGTCAATGGCAAACGTGCGAGCCCATGTCGATTTGTCGGGAAGTGTAGGTGCGTGTAGCTACTTGTGCTTCTTCATCTGCGGTCCGTGGAGGACCGGAGCGTGCTTGGTGAGCGGGCCGGAATGTCGCTTGGTCGGAGCCGCGTGCGTCGGCTTCGCCTTGGCCTTCTTCTTGGGAGCTTTCGGGACGTGGGGCTTGGTCTTCCCGTCCTCGTCGGAGCCGTGGAAGTGCTTCTCGATGTCGATGCCGTGCTTCTTGGCGAATTTCCGCAGGTGGACGTGGAGCCCGTGCTTGGCTCTGGAGGCAGCACTGCCCGATCGCATCCGCTCGCCAGCCGCCTTCAGGCGACCGCCCAACCCCCGGGCCGCGCGGCCGGCGCGGGTCTCCTCGGCCTCGATCATCGGCGGATGAGCCATCCACAGGGCCACCATCTTCTCACCCTTCGGGGTGAGGATGTAAGTGCCGCCGCCCTTCTTCAAGGCGATGTAGCCGGACTTGAACAGCTTGGAGAACATCTGGGCTTTGGTCTTCTGCCCACGTGCTCGGTTCGGCTGCTGCCCTACCTTGATCGGCAGGGTCATGAGCATGTCCATGTAGGCCGGTTTGAGCATCTTCGGCCGCTTGGCCTCGGAGGTCTCCTCTTCCTCGTCCTCGTCTTCCTCGTCGCCCTCGGGCTCCTCTTCCGGCTCCTCTTCCTCTGGGGGAGCTTTCGGCTTGCCCTTGGCCGGCGGGGGCTGCTTCTTCTCGTCCTCGTCGTCGTCCTCCGGCTCGTCGCCTACCGCGCCCTTGACCTTGCCGTGCCGCACCACTGGCGTCTCGGCCGGTTCATCCTCGGAGCCCCGCCACGGTCCTGCTCTACCGCCCGGGGCCTCTCCGAAAGGGCGCTCACCGATGGCGAGGTCTCCGAAGTCGCGAAAGAACCAGCGCGACTCCGCGAGCACCTGCTCCACGTAGGCTTCGCCGGAGTCCTTGCCGTCGTCCAGGACGCCGTGGGCTCTCGGAGTGCTCAGGGGCCTCGTGTCGTGCATCGGGTGAGGCAGCGGGGCGCGCTCGGTCAGGCCCGCCAGCGCCGCCTGCTCGGACGGAAGCGCGTTCTGCCGGTTGTCCTCGAACAGGGGCTCCCGCCGCTCGGGCCGGAACGGGGCCTCGGCCTGCTCCGGGAGGCGGCGGTGCGGGGCGCCGGTCGCAAACTCCAGGTGCTCGTCCATCTCTAGGCCAGCGAGCCGACGCTGGACAGAGCGAGTGTCCTCTTCGGGCATGCCGGCGCCCTTGCGCTTGACCAGGTAGGACTTCTTCCCCTTCTTCCCGCCAGCGCAGCCGGCCTCGGCCATGGGTGGCTGGCCCTTCCGCTTGCGCTTCTTCTTCCCGTGGGAAGCGCCGCACATCTCGTCCATGTCCCCATCGTAGTCGCTCTCCAGGTCGGAGAAGTCGCTGGGGTCGTAGTCGTCCCCGAGGTCATCGAATTCCTCGTCGGAAAGCTCCACCTCGAACGACTTGTGGGGCTGCCGCTTCTTCCCCTCGGTGAGCGCGGCCCCCTTCGGAGGGAGTCTCCACTCGGAGGTGTCGAGAACAGGCAGGCCAGAGCCGCCAGTCGTCGGCGTCGGGGCTACGGGCAGACCCTTGGCCCGGTACATCTCATCCGTGAAGGTCTTCTCGGGCGAGGAGTGTCCCCGCTTCGGCAACCGCCACGTGCTCGTGTTGATCGTCGGTACGCCCATAGCCATCCTCTATAGCATGGATCGAGCTTTCGAGACCAGGATCAAGAGGCGCGACGACGCCGCCTTGGGTGGGCTCCCACCCATGCGTAGAGCTTCGCCTGCCTCGTGCCGCTCGCTCGTTTCTCGATTCCGTACAGGGCTTTCAGTTGCCCGTCCACATATAGCTTCCACAACGGCTGCGGTCGAGGCGGGGTCACTTCGGACTCCCACTCCTGTTGACCAGCCACGGCTACATGGTAGCGCGAAGAGGCGGGGATGAAAACTCCCCGGGGATTGAGGGGTTAGCGAGCCAGTTGGTCTAGCTCGTCAATGCGGCTCTGCGGGGCCTCCAGGCCAGAGATGATCGTGAAGACCCGCATCGTCACCTGGCCCTTGCTCTCGTAGATGCCATTGTGGAGCGTGATGCCCTCGTTCCCCAGCGCCCGACCGAGCGAGTTGAAGGCGTAGTCGATGTTCTCCATGGGTATCTCGGACAGGATCTCATCGTGAGCCAGGACGATGGCGCCGGCCATGTTCGCCTTGCTCAGATCGAAGCCGTCCGCGAGCAGGGTGCCCTTGAGGTTCTGCCGGACCGCCTTCGATATGTCCTCCCGGCCGTGCCAGCGCTCCACGCGCGTCATGCCGAAGACCATGAGGCCGTTCTGCACCACGCCTCGGAGGTCGGCCCGGTCGAACGTGTTGTACTCCGAGTCCTGAGCAGCCAGGAGATTGAACGTGTGGAGGACCGCCGCGAAGTTGCGGTTGGCCACCGTCCAGAATTGCTTGACCGGCAGGCCCGGGTATAGCTCGTGGATCTTCGCGTTGTCCACGATGACCAGGCTGGAGATGAGCCCTCGGTTGAGCTTCGATAGCGCGTCCGTGATCGCGGCGTGCGCGTTGCGTTGGACACGTGAGCCCTCGGAGCGCTTCGGCAGGCTCATGATCACGCCGAGGTGCTTGCCGAAGGGCTTCTCGACGTTCGTGCTCTTGGCGTACTCCCGAGCCGCGTCGAGCAGGACCGGCCACGAGCCCGTCCCGGAGCCCCCGCCACCGCCGACGCAGATGTAGATGTGCTCCACGCCCTCTCCGAACGAGCGCATCATGAGGTCCATCAGATCCTCGTAGGACTCCTGAGCAGCGAGTTTTCCCTCTTCCGGGTCTTTCCCCGCGCCGCCCCGGTTGTTGCCGATGACCAGCTTCCCTGGGATCGTCAGCGACTCCATGTCCTGGGAGGTCGTGTTGCACACGCACACGCGCCGGTAGCCGAAGTCGTAGAACGACTGCGCGATGCGCCCCCCACCCTGTCCGGCACCGATGAACGCCATGCGGATCGCAGACGCCGCATGCCCGCCCGCGAAGTCGTCCTCCACGGTCTTGGGACCAGTCGGGGGGCTGTAGCCCTCATCGTAGTCCGGGATGACCACGCCACCGCCGCCATCGTCCGAGAGCGGGTCGTCCTCTGAGTCGTCCATGGGGGCGCCCTCGAACCGCTGGCGCAGGGCCGGCGGCTTGGTCGCCGCGACGTTCTTGGCTGCCTTGGCCGGCGACGGCTGGTGCGGCACTTCAGGCAGGCTGTCGTACAGGGGGTCTCCGCCGGCATCGACGGGGGCCTTCTTCTGCGGTTTCTTCGCCATCGTCGTCTCCTCGACGCCCGGGAGCTTACCGCCTGGGCGTCACGCTCGCCTCGACGTCTCCGTGGGAAGCCCACCGGACGTCGAAATCCTGCACCGTCCCGGCGCGTACTTGCTCCGCCAGTTGGTACAGGTAGCTCGCAGCGGCCACTTGGCTCCGCCGCGAGTCCGTTGCTCTCGTCTCCGCTCTCCCGAACAGGGTGCGGACTTCACTCCTCGTCTCCAACATCGTGTCCACCCCAAAGGTGGGGCAGTATAGCCGATCTTCCTCACTGTGCCACAGGCTCGTCGCTACCTGATACCTCGGCAGGCGTCATCGTCCGGAGGCAATTCTGGACCCAATCGAGCACCTGTCGATCCACGAATGCTGGGGGGTCCACGATCTCCAGGTTGTCGTGGCAGAGCGTCAACGACATTCCCTGCCCGATGCCCTCCCCCTTGAGCCACGGACCGAAGCCGGAACCGAAGGAGATTTCGACGTAATTGCCGCGAACCCTCACCTCGGTCTTGACCTGCGCGTCCCCGATGTGGCCGAGGAAGTCCGGCACGTCGCCGTCCTTCAGGACCAACTGGCGCACGAAATCCCGTAGCTCGGGGAATTCAGCCTCTCGCTCCTCCAGGTCGGCGCGGACCACCTCTTTCATGGTCTCCAGCCGGGCCTCTCGCGTCTCTTTGAGCGCCGGGGGGTCGTTGGCCGGGTCCGGCACTTCCGCCTCGTGAACCTTCGCCAGTGCCTTCGCTTCGGTGCACGTCGGGCAGATCAGCGTGTCTCCGTCCTGCGTCCAGCCATGCGGCATGAGAATGCGAAGCTGGCCATCGACCAGAGCCGCGCTCGTCTCGGCCGTGATGCGATGCTGAAACGGCCCCTTCTCACACGCATCACAGAGCACCATCACGTTCTTGAATCTGATCGCCATCGTCCGTCTCCTCTCCGAGTTTTCTCGCCGTCCACTTCACTCGCTTGCCCTTCCCCTCAGACAGGGCAACCCCCGCGTCCTCCAGCCAGGCAAGGCAGTTGCGGAACAGGAAGCCGCTGACACCTTGGGACTTGCGCCACCTCTCCAGTTGCTTCCACGTCCGGGGCGCCTCCGTCAGGTACTCCAGGAGCGGGGCGGACCACTCCGCCCACCTTGGATCGCTGACAGGCGGCATGCTCTCCGCCGGCTGGCCTCGCTTCGCCACAGGAGCACATTCTACGCCTCCACCGGATAGATGATCGGAGCATCGGGAACGCGCTTCCGCTCCTCGACCGGCGTGAGGTCCAGCAGATCGTGTATCCCCTGCGTGCGCGCACGTGGCATCGGCGGCCATAGAAACCACCCGTACTCCGGGCTGTCGGTCTTTCCCCAGCCCTTGAAGCCCGGCCTGTTCGGCAGGACGTGGATGTCCGGGGCGTACTTGCTCATGAAGCCGTGGCGACCTTCCGAGGCGTAGAAGTTGACCCTGAGCAGGAGCGCGATGTACGCCTTGGGAAACTCCCGCAACATCTTGTGCAGTAGCTCCCACGCGATCCGGTAGGGTGGGTTCGTCTTCACCACCGTCACCTCGTCGCTTGGAGGCAGCGGGGTTGAGGGGTCCAGGATGTCCCCGATCGTGACCACGCCGTCGCGGGGCGTGACCATGCCCAGAACCGGCTTCTCTTCCTCTCGAATCTCGTTCGCCCACCACTGCCGGTATTCCTTCCGGACGTTCATCGCTTGGATGATCGATCCGTCTCCGGCGCAGGGCTCGTACCAGATGCCATGGGTCGGCAGCGGCACACGCTCCATGAAGCGGTGCGTGCACCAGAAGGGCGTCGGATAGTTGTCGGCTTCAGAGCGCTGGCCGCCCCGTTTTGTGCTGCTCATTCACAGAGGCGTACCAGATAGGAGTTTGTTAGTCAAGAGCAAAGGCTAGACCTTGGCGACGACCGCCTTCAGGCCCGGCTTGAACGTGATCGTGCGGAAGGTCTCGAATTGGCCGGGGTCTTTCTGGCGGATGCGGAAGGTGTTCTCCTTCTCGTCCACCTTGCTCGCCGTGAACCCGTGGCTCGTGGCCCACTTCACCGCTGACTTCCGGGTGAATCGGTCCTTGGAGAAGATGAGCGTCTGCACCTTCATGGAGGACGGGTCACTGCGCTCGGTCACGCGAAGCTCGAACGGCAGGTCCATGAACGCCTGGCCCGGGTCGCGCTCCTCCAGCCCCATCTTGGCCGCAAACTCCTGACCGAGGCGAGCGATCTCGTCGGCGGCGATGTCCTCCAACTCGCCAGAGTCACGGTCGGCCCGGTTGTAGGCCGTCACGAACCTCCCGAATTCCTCGGGGTCGATGTCCGGGTTGGCCTCCAGGTACCGGGAGAACGCCTGCGAGCCGAAGTCGCAGTAGGGCCGGTAGTCGCCGCCGGCCGCAACCGCTTCTCGCTTCCACCCCTTCCGGGCGGTCCGGCGCATGAGCGCGTCGTGCCACTTGTGCATCCGGTGGTATTTCTTGTCCTGGCGCATCTTCCGGCGGTGCGCGGCCGGATCTTTGCGGACCATCTTCAGGAACGCGCGGTGTGCTGCCGCCTTGGCGGCGCCGTACTTCTGCTTCACCCAATGGAGCGCGCCACGGGTGCGCTCCTCGATGGTGTCCGCTTCCTCCAGGGGGAGCTTTCGCTCGCCCATCTGCGCCTGTAGCTCCTGCAAGAGCGGGAGCGCCCGCTGGTAGATGCTCATATCGGCCTCCCCTTCTGCGACGAGGATGGTGCGGACCACGGGAACCTGCTTCTTCCCGATCGTCTGGTAGTCCTTGATCCGCCCTGCCTCCAGGGTCTTCATCAGATGCAACTCGTTGATCACCATCTTCCACAGATCGCGCACCTCTCCGGCCCCGAGGTCGTGCGCGATCCCAGAGGCCCGGTGCATGTCGGTCGTGAGGAAGATGTTGGACGGCACGTGCTTCGCGTGGAGGTAGAGTTTTCGATCCTTGGTGGGTCGCGCCGTCCAGAGCGTCAGGTTCTTGCCAGGCTTCGATGACGAGCCCGGCTTTTCGATCTCTTTCACGAGGTCGAAATAATTCATCTCGGCCTGTGGATCGTGGAAGAATTCAGGGTCTCCGGCGTCCAGCACGTCACCCATCTCCAGCTTCGCGTCCGTGAAGACCGTGAAGTTGAGGTTGTGCGGCTGCATGATCACGTTGAACGACCCGACGCCGTGCTCGTAGTCCATGTCCTGGAGGTCGTAGACCGGCTTGACGGACAGCGAGTGGTTGCCCCACTCCCGGACCCTTCGGGCCGCCTGTTCGAGCGCCTTGGCAACCCGCTTGGCGTTTTTCTCCGTGTCTTTCATCACGACGTCTACGCCGAGCATGTAGCCCTTCAGGATCTCGTCGTAGGTCTCGTGCCCTGCCTCCGCTTTCGACAGGGACAGCATGTCCTTTCGGAGGTCGTGGGCCAGCCGGTAGTCGTCCACGTCCATGAGCAGGGTGAGGATCTTCCCCAGATTCTTCTCCCCATTCCTGTAAGCCACGATCTCCGGGTGCTCTCCGATCTTGCCCTTCTCGGACACGTGGGCACCCAACGCCTGCGTGAGGCGATTCGCGATGCGGTCTCGGGTGAGTCCGCTCTTGAGAGCTTTCTTCTGATCGGTGAACGTCCGTTGAGCCATGTCCTCGGCTTCACCGGCCAGGTCGCTCTTGAGCGCTGAGAGGTCGATCGTGACTCGGGACACAGGACTACTCCGTCTTGGCCGCGTGCTTCATGTTGCTGCGCCACGCGAGGTAGTGGTCCATCACCTCGTCAATGAAGTCCTCGTGTGTCATGCTCCCGGGGCGGTAGCGCGTGACGGCGTACTCCATGCCGTGCGTCGGCCACTTCCCCTTCTTGATCGCCAGCATCTTCTTGTCGAGGTCTTTGAGAAAGCCCTCGAATTCGTTCGCGGCCCACGTGCGAAGCTCCTGCCTGAAGGCGCTCTCCGCCGCGTCCTCGGCCAGCACCCGTCCCTCGGTGAGAGATTGCCGGATGCCCTCCAGCTTCGCGTTGACGGTGGTGAAGTCCATGTCCTCGCTCCTTCCCTTGCGCTTGAATTCGCCCCCGATGAACCGCTTGCCGAGGAGCAGGGCACCGCGCTCGGAATCATCTGGGTCGCCGGCCAGCGCTTGGTTGATCATGGCCAGCTTCTTCTCCTTCGATAGCGCCTCCCAATCCTCTTTGGACACGCCGAGGATCTTCCGCAGCCGGCCGGGCTTCTTCACGGCGCCTTGAATCCACCGCGTGGCTTCCTCCATCTGAAGCACCGAAGCTGCCTGCACGTAGGGCTTCAGGGCCGAGCCCGTCAGTCGCGAGCGCGTGAACGCCTTGGCCGCCGGGACGCGCTGGAGGCTCATCCGGACGGTCGGAGTCACCATCGGGAGCTTGCCTGACATAGCCTCGTCACGATAGAGGCGGATGCCCTTGTCCTTCTCCAGGGTCTTGTCGTAGGTCGTCAGGCACAGAAGGTCTTTCCCGCTCCTGCCGATCACCACGCCGTAGACCTCGCTGCCGGCGGCCTTCCAGCCGACCATGGTGCCGACCGGCGTGCTCGGGGCAGCCTCAGACAGCCGCCGCAACTGGCTCAAGATCCTGTGCGACTCGAACGCCATCGGCTTCCTCCACGACGTAGACGATGTGGTTGGCGTCGATGTACCCGACGTACTCCTCGTCTCCGCCGTACTCATCGGTCTGCGTCGGCTCCAGCTTCGCCCACCACGCAAACTCCAGGCGCTTGAAGGCTACGATGTCCCCTGGCCTCAATTCCTGCGCCACACCCCTCGGGCCAGCGCTCAGAACCACCGCGAAGATCGTCCGCAGGTGCGGTAGCTCGCCATGGAAGCTCGCCGCCTTCGGTGGAAGCCAGATGCTCCCGATCTTCCTCGGATGGGGCAGGGTACGAACCCACACCCGATAGCCCGTAGCCTCCACGCTGTACCCTAGCTCGTTCCACGTCCTCTCCACGATGTCCATCGTCCGTCACTCCTCGCAGTCGTCCGTCTCTCGCGCTAGACGTTGACGCCTTCGGACTCCGCCCAGCGGTAGAGCCCCTCGTCGTTCATGACCCACTCCTCGCGGTCGCTGTCGCTGAATTTGCGGTTCCGCAGGGACGGGTAGGCTTGCTTGATCATCTGATCGATCTCAGCCCGGTTGTCCCGAATCCAGCGCTTCAGGCCGATCTTCCGCTCCTCCAGGCGGCGGGGAGGGAGCGGAGCCACGCCGGCCAGCACGTTGAACCGGCGCACATCCTCCGTGATGATCACGGCGCCGTCAGCCACGGCTCGGGGCTCGACCGCCTCTCCAAACTCCTTCTTCACCCACGCCTTGAACGCCTTGGAGACGTCCCCCACCGCGCGCCCGATGTTGCCCGGGTCGCTCCGCATGACGTTGATGAAGCCGCTCGGGAGCACTGCCCACTTCTCCAGGTGGTGCGCGCCCTTCGGCTCGGAGAACCCGATGCGAACCCCGCCATCACCGAATTCGCTGTCGTAGTGGGCCTTGGCCTTGCCCTTCAGGGCCTTGTTGAGCCAGTCCACCATCTTCTTCGCGTTCGGGGGCACGCTCTCAGCGAGGTCTTCCACGCTCTCGCTGTACTGGTAGCTCATCGCCCGCTTGTACTGATGCGGCTTCAGGGAGACAGGCCCGCCCTCTTGCTTGCCATCCTTGCCGACGTACAGGATGTAGTACGCCGGCTTCCAGTACCCGCCGGTATCGCTCGGGCCGGAGATTCCGCCCTTCTCCTTCTTCTCGCCCTTGCCGGGAAGTAGCTCTCCGAGCAGCGCTCCCTCACCTTTCTTGATCAGGCGAGTGAGCGTCGAGGGGAAGGGGCCAACCGCGTCATCCTTGGTCGGGTAGACGCGGATGATCTTGTAGGTGTCCATCTCGCCCGGCCACCGGCTCCCCTTCGGAACCTTGATCTTCTGACCGGCGCGGTACCTCGGGGCTTCGGTGAGGTCGTCCGCGTCTTCGGACAGGTTCGCCGTCTGGATCGCCTTGCCGAGCGTGGCGCCCGTCGCGACCGGGGTGCGGTTCGAGCCCTTCGGCCACTTGTAGAGCGCCCACTTGCCGCCTTCCTTCTTCGCGGTGTAGTGGACGCCTCCCACCATGGTCTCCCAGCCGGACAGGCTGCGCTTGAACGTCAGGCCGCCGGTCTTCATGGTCATCTTGGCTTCGGTCTGCTCTGCGTCCACGTCCTCGGCCCGGATGCCGCCGCCCGGGGCCTTCGGGTTGAGCAGTCGCTTGTCCTGAATGTAGCCACGATGGAACGCCGACTTCGGCGGCATCTTCTTCGGGAGCCCGCGCTTGGTCATCTCGCGCTTGACCGCAGCGACCTTTTTGAAGGCCCCCTTGCCCAGCTTCCTCTCGCCTCCGACGTCCTGCACCATAGCGAGGAGCTTGTAGAGGTTGAGATCGGTCGCCCGGCGCGGGTCTTCCTCCGGATCGTAGGGCCGAGCCTCGTCCAGGTCGTCCACGTCCTCCGAGTACCAGTCGCTTGGGACGTTCGTGCCAGCCTTCCGGTGCTTCTCCGCTTCCGGGTTCACCTTCCATCCGTGGCCCTTGGCTTGGATGAGAAGGGCCTTGCTGTAGCGGTGCACGAAATCGAGCACGTCGTCCTTGTCGAGGCCCGGCTCCCTGATCGTCTTCAGGGCGCGCTTGATCAGGTCGCCGTTCACGATGCCCGGGTTTTTGCGGATGATGTGATAGAGCTTCATGTCCACATCACCGGACCGGCCCGGCTTCAGGTACTCGGTCAGGTCCGCCTCTCCGAGCATGCGCTTGGGAGCCATCCGGCGAAGGGCTCGCTGGACCGTCTGCACCGCGCGGCCGGGCGGGTCGTCCATGGCGATCTTGCCGCCCTCCCAGGTGGCGATGTTCTTGCCACCCATCCACATGCCGTCCAGCGTCTTGCCGTCCGTGTGGAGTTTCTTCGATGAGGCCCGCTTGCCGTCGATGAAGGCGTCGATGACCTTCTTATCGGCCTTGGAGAGGCGTAGCTCCTCTGTCAGGCTCTCCCTCTCCTCGACATAGACGCCCTTGCTCTTGATCCCCTTCAGGTACCCTGCCAGCGCCTTCGCGGCAGCCTGCGGGGTCTTGTAGTAGCTCTCCAGGCCCGGCACGGCCTCGGCCGGCATGGGAGGCGCCACCTCATCGATCCGCCAGCCCTTGTTCTTGTGGTCGGTGCGGATGACGTACTGTCGCTTCCACTTCTTCTCTTCCCCGGTGTACTTGTCCTTGAGCTTGTACTCCACCTTCAGGTGGTAGACGAGCCCTTCATCACCCGAGGGGAATCCCCTCTGGCCGCGCATGTCGATGACCTCGAACGCGAGCCCGGATATGCGCTTCATCGCTTCGGTGAGGCTCTCCCCGTCGTCCTCGACCGATTCGATGAATTTCATGTCGTTCTGGTGGACCGTGGAGATGTGGCCCCCGAGCCTCGTGAGGGTGCCAGGCGGGTCCAGGCGGAGCGCGCCGGAGTGCGGCTGGTAGGTGCCCCTCAACTTCTTCCCGCCGGGGCCGTCCAACTCGATGGAGTAGATGGCCTTGCCGCCGAAAGCTCCCGTGCTTTTCTTGGACTTGGTGACGGTCCAGATCTTCCCCTTGATCTTGATCCGGGAGCCGGGCTTGGGCTCCGTGCTCGTCGCCTTGCCGCCGCCGAAGTCGAGGCCCTGTTGCTTCGCCTCGTCCATGTCCTCTTCGGACGACTCGACCTTGGCTCCGGCCTTCTTCAGGAGCGCCTTGGTCTTGGCCAGGGCCTCTTCGGCGGTCTTGCCGCTCGCCCCTGGAAGCTCCCGTCCATCTCGTGCCTGCACGACGCCCACGTACTTGCCGCCGACCTTGGCCTTCGGGGCGTGGTAGACGTAGATCTTCATCACGCCCGCCTTCTCGACCTTCACCGGGTCTCCGAGCTTGGCCAGCATCTTCGGAGGCACTCCCAAGCCGCCGAGGTTCATCTCTGCCAGGCCGGGAAGCGTCGGATGGATGCCAGCGAGCGCCTGGAAACGGGTCATAGGGTCTCGGCCCATGTCGTCCGCGCGGGACTCCACGAGACGGTGAAGATGGCTGTGATGGTCTGTCATGGTTCTACCCTCTCCTCGTGTAGACCGAGTACCTCACCCCGTCAATGGTCACGGTCATGCGGTTGTCGTGCACGCGAGTCGCACGCATGGTCTTCCAGTCCGTCCCGAGCATCTGCATGAGGGAGTCGGGAATCTCCTGCCGACGTCGGGTCCGCTTCATGATCTGGCGAGTGACGCCACGGGTGCCACGACCGAGCCCCTTGCCGGTGGCTCGCTTGATCGCCTGGCCCGTCACTCCCATGATGTCCCCGCCCGTGCGCGTCTGGACGACAGCACCGCGCGGGATGTCTCTCCGGCCGATTGGCGCCCGGGGAGGGGGGTCCGCTGGGGCTTCCAGGAAGGCGCTCTCCAGCCTCGTGTCGTCCGCCTGAAGGCCGAAGTAGGTTCCTGGCTCCTCGTCCTCCACGAACGCCAGAGCGGGCTCTAGGGCCTGTTCCATACGAGCCTGTGGCATGAAGGTGTGCTCTCGGTAGGCGATGGGGCCTTGCTCGACCTTCTTCACATCCACCACGGAGTCGTTCTGCGACTTGACCCGGTTCCGAGCTTTCTGCTCGTGGGCCTTGCAGACCGGGATGTAGGCCCGACCGTCAGCCCAGATGAGACTCACCGCTGCCGGCTGGTCACAATACTTGCACTT